CATTATAATGGGTACTATGGAATTAGTACATGGTACGGTTATATTTTGCAAGATGACATTGAAGAGGTATGGGATGATGGGAATCACTACTTAATTGTTAGAGCAGCAGAGGGGTTTGGTTTACTAAAAAACATCCCTTTTGCCGTAGCAGGTGCCGAGCCAATCGGGAAATATACACCACTTCAATTTATTGAAAATGCTTTATCGACTCTCACGTCTGGTGTTACGGCTGATTATTATGTTCTTAATAATCTGTTTCACGATAGTATGGTTGATACTGCGGGTAGGCATCCGCTCAATCAATGCTATATTGATGCGAAAACCTTTCAACAAGAAGGCACGGTTTATGATGATTGCTATACTGTGATTGAAAAGATTTGTGCTGCATTTGGGCAGTCTATATTTTTTGATGGTCAAATGTGGTTATTTAGACCAGAAGAATTGTACACTTCATATAATAATAATCTAAGGGTTGCAAATGTCACAAGTGTTAATCAATTTGAGATACTTACAAGGTATGACATCGAAATTGGTGTAGGAAGGGATATGCAACCAATAATGCCAGAGATGTTGAGAAGTCTTAATAGGGCAACAAAGTTTGATGAGGTTGATTTCTATTACAATGGATTCGATGAGATGCTGCAAAATGAAACATTTGCAAGAGGTGCATTAACATCATCAAGTGCAACAACAAAAACATACAATGTAGATTCTTGGACATTTAAAAGAGGTGGACTTGATTCTACTACGGCAGGGACAGGAACATTCGCAGCAAGGGAAATTTTTAACTCATCTTTAGGCGGTGGTTTACTTGAGCGTTATATTTTCATGGATTTAGCAACACCTGCAAATGACTACCAATTTGTAAAATCACAATCGGTTGCAGTACCATCGTTGGGAATAATAAAGTTTACTACCGATATAAAATGGGCGAATACTATAACTAATGATTTTGTCGAAGTAGCTTGGGTAATTTTGCAATCAGGCTCAACTTATTATTGCCTTAATGAAGAAGGGGAGTGGATTCTTGCATTGTCTCTTAATGCTGCAACCGCAAGTTTTATTAGGTTAGATATTTCTGCAAGTTCAAATGTAGATATGACAACTTGGAACACAATACAAGTTGAATCAAATATTTTACCAGTTGCAGGTAATGTAACAGTTTATCTCGGTTCAAGAACAACATCAACTGCCAATATTATTTATTATAAAAATATGGAGTTTGAATATCTATCCTCATTTGAATCTGGGCAAGATATTCGTAAAATTTTAGGTATAAACTCATTGTATACAAAATCAACTACAATAAATAACTCATATAAAGATGAGATATACCTTGATGACCATTTCTCAGCATTGCATAAAGGTGCAATATTCCAAAGTGACCAAACTACTTTAACGGATGCAGATTGGTATAGATATAGATTTGCAGGTGAATCATACGGATTCCGTAGGCAAAATGCCACGGCAAGATGGGAGCATAATCGGTTCAATAGGAATAAAATAGATGTAAACATTTACGGAATTTCATGGGATACTGGCAGCGGTTACGAACTCATGAACTTTAAGAATACTTATAGGTTCATGGATGATGACGTAAACAAAGTTTACTACCCTGCAAATATTAGTGAGATTGATCTTGTGAATAATACTTGGTCAGGTACACTTGTTGAGGTATGGGATCAGACCAAAGACCTACCATCTACGCAAACATTTGAAGCTGACTTTACTCTTGGCACTTATACTACTTCACCACTTACCGCTCCACTTACATTGGTTACTTCTGGAGGTTTTAGCATTCAGACAAGTAACACGGCAAGGTATGATGCAGCTACGACACTAACAACACCCGTCACGGTTGGGATTTTTGGGAATGTTTCGTGTTCATCTTACCCAAAAAATGTTACTTTTGAACTACGAAAATCAGGTACTGCAATACGGACTATTACTTACCCTGTTTACGTGGCAAATCAGCCATTTACTTTTGACTTATCCGTAGGTACGCAGACAATAGCTACAAATGATACTTTTACTGTAGTAATTACTGGTCATTCATCAGTTACAATTGGAGGAGGAGATATGAAGATTAACACACCAGGAACGGCATATACTTTTGACACTTACACCGACAATTATTTATATCAATAATGGCAGATCCAGTAAAGGCAGAAGGTTTAGTCATAGCTTACACAGTGGGGAGTAATATCTACCCTTTAGCGTGTGCGAAAAACGCAACTATGACCATCTCAAGGGATATGCTTGAACTCGCTCCTAAAACAAATAACACACATAGGCAGTTTATACCTGGCAAGAGAGCAGCAACGATAACGGGGTCAGGACTTGTAAAGATTGTCGGCACTACTCAACACGGGATTGATTTCTTTGAAGATTTACTCACCACAGTTGACACGAAATACACTGCCTATCTTGATATTATTGATCCGCAGAATAACTATCGAGTTTATCAGTTTCAATGTTATGTTACCGAGGTTTCGTATGATAGCACGGTAAATAATTTCGCTCAGTATAACTATTCACTCCAAGTAACGGGTGGATTTACGGAGTTGACTGTTGTTGATACCTATACTGTGGCATCGGGAACTATTACGGGTCGTTCAACATCAACACATAAACTTGTGGCAATTGGTTATGGTGGTAAATGGTATTACAATTATACGGTGGTAGGAACAACAATAACACTTGGAACGGCATTGAATGGAACTTCAGTAGTGGCTGCTTATATAACATTATAGAATATGTCAGAACATAATTTAAAAACAATTCGAAAGGGTGACACGTGGAGCATGGACTTGTCATTTTATGAAGAACCCTGCGAAACAACACCAATTGACGTGAGTACATGGACTTTTAAACTCATGGCTAAGAACTCCGCAGGAGTTACCCAATGGACTTGGGACAATGCAATCTTTATTGAAGGTGCAACAACTAATCAGCGGATTGTAACACTTAGCGCAGTAACTACTGCCACGTATGCCGTTGGGGAGTATGCCTATGATTTGCAAGTAACCACGGGAACGGGTACTTATACTTATATGACTGGGTTTGTAATAGTTGAAGACCAAATAACAAGCTAATGACCATAAAAGTAACATATAATGTAACCGATGTTTATGTAACGCAGGATGTTTCGCCTGTGTATATAAATGTATCATATAGTACAGGTTCGAGCGGAGGTGCTGCCGTATGGGGTGGGATAACGGGAACACTATCGGATCAGACTGATTTACAAACTGCTCTTGATGCCAAAGTACCATATACAGGCGCAACGACAAACGTAAACCTTGGAGAATACGAGATTAAGGCGGGTCAGGTAACGCTCGACACATCCCCCACGGGAACGGCTGCGGTAGGAACTACAAGATGGAACGATACTATTGGCAGCAGTGAAACAACTTTAAAGGGTGGTAGCGTAATCCTCAAGAATGGCGTGGACTTGGTGGCAAGGGTGGTGAATAAGGTATCACCGAATACGACATTAACCAAAGCAGCATATCAAGCGGTTAGGGTCAGCGGTGCGCAGGGGCAGCGGTTGGCGGTGGCTTTTGCTCAAGCCAATAATGACAATAATAGTGCAGATACGATTGGACTTGTTACGGAGACGATAGCAACTAATCAAGAGGGTTTTATCATCACAGTTGGTCAGTTAGAGAATATCAACACCACAGGCTCACTACAAGGGGAAACGTGGGCTGATGGTGATGTGCTTTATCTGTCACCTACAACGGCAGGAGCATTGACTAATGTGAAGCCAAACGCCACAATAGGGCATATAGTTGTGATAGGGTATGTTGAGTATGCTCACGCTGTAAATGGTAAGATTTATGTAAAGGTGATGAACGGGTGGGAGTTGGGTGAACTGCATGATGTCTATGTACCAACCCCTTCCAATAACGATGTTCTTACATACGAAACAAGTAGCGGACTTTGGAAGAATAAGTCAGTAGGTACGGCACTCGGATACATCCCTGCGAATAGTGCAACGACACTCACGATTAATGGTGTGACTTATGATTTGTCAGCTAATCGCTCATGGACAATTTCAGCAGGTATTTCGGGGTCAGGTGCTTCAGGTCAGGTAGCGTATTGGACAGGAACGAGTGCGCAGAGTGGGAGTAATAATCTGTTTTGGGATGCGACTAACTCACGGCTTGGGATTGGGACTAATGCGCCAACAGACCAACTGCACATATCTAATAGTGCAGTTCTTGTCAATACTGTTGTTAAGTTGTCAGTACATCCGAATCATGCAAATATTATAAATTTTAGAAATTCAGATAATTCTGTACAGGGTGGGTTTTTAGCAACAGGAAGTTCTTTTTCTTTTGGTACTTACACAACAAATCAAGCTAACTTATTAGGTGGGTCTGGTGGAATAGGATTAAGAGTTCTTAATACATCTGCAAGTTCTTTAGTAGTTTATGGAGGTAATGCAAATGCAGATTTAGGTGTAAAATATTTACAAGTTTATGGGAACACTGGTAACGTCTTAATCCAAAACGGAGGCACTTTCACCGACTCAGGCGAACGCCTTCAGGTGACGGGTACAATGAAGGTGACGGGGATAAGTACGTTAAGTGGTGGTATTACTATGTCAAATTTTGTAAACATTGTTTCTGGTACAAATAACCGGATAGGA